TTACGGCGTCTTGGCCGTGTCACCCTGCCCCGGTCTGCTGCACCCGCAGGGTGACACGCCCGAGGGCCACTTTGGCTTGTGCCAGATGCACCCCGGGCGTTCCAGATCGAAGACGCTCGCAAGGCGCTGGCGCATGGCGTCCTTCGTCAGCATGGGCAGCCGGTCGGACTTGATCGTGTTGAACTCGGCGGCGAGCTGCGCGAGGGAAGGCTCGGCCTTCATGCTTTTGCGCAGGCGTTCCCGAGCCGCCCACGTCAGCACGAGTTGAGCGATCTTCCGCTCTCCCCGGCGCTCCTGACCGCGGATCTGTTCAAGGGCCTTGTCCCCGGTCGCGTGGGAGAGGGCGGCATGAAGTAGCCGGGCGCGCAGCTCGGCCTTGGTGTAGAGGGTGTCGCGCGTTCTGTGGCGCTTGGAGCTCTCGGCGCTCTTGCGGCGCTTGCGGCTTTCGCCGGTGCGGCGTTCCCGGATGACAGCGAGGAACGCCTCGAACATGGGCGCGTGCTTCGGCTTCTCAACGTCCGGTTCAGCCGGTGGCCCGGAAAAATCAACGCCGAAAAAATGTTGTTTTTCGGAGATCGGCATGATACGTTTGTATCTCTTTGGTGATCCATCTAAGCCCGGTCGTTGGCGCGACCGGGCTTCTTTCATGCCCGAGCGTTCTCGATTGCCTCGGCGGCCGTCCGGAGCTGCCGTGCGAGGTCGCGGGCGATCCCGGGCGTGATGGTCCGCTTTCCGCTGTTCCCGCTGGTGCCACACCGGACGGTGAGGGCCATCCCGCGCCCAACGCGGGCGACGCCCACGACATCGCCGGGGCTCGTAGCGATCTCGCCCTTGCCGCCGCTCGCGGCAATCCCGTCGAAGAGGCTGGCGAGCCGGCGAGCCTCGTTGGCCGTCGCGTGGACGATAGGCAGCCCCTCAGCGTCGAGGTGGACGAAGGCGTCCCGGTCATCGGCCATGGGCTTCACCTCCAGGCCGGGCAACGTCACCGGCAAACCGGCGGCTTCAAGGTCGTCGAGGATCCAGCGTTCGACGAGGTCGACGACGGTCACACCGTGGTGCTTGGCGAGGGCGTGGAGCTGCGCGCCACGCTCGGCGGGCAGCATGAGGGTGGACACATTGCGCATGGAAGCTCCATCATTGATATAGCATTTTACAACAGATTTTTCAAAATGCTATATCAATGAGCCGGAGATGCGAGAGATGCATGACATTGTGAACGCGTAGGTGGTAACGTCGCCGACGTCGCCGAAGGAGGTAGAGCAAACCAATGTCCACTCGCGTTACCATCCGTTTCTATAAGGTGAACGAGACTCCCGGGCAGCCCAGCTTCACAGACTGTCTCGATGCAGTGTTTGCCGTGCCGCATGTCCACCAGCGCGGCAAATTCCTCGAATTCGCGAACCACAGAATCGAGTGTGGTGGGCGCGTGGGAACCATGATCTATGGCGACTTCTACCGCCTTCAGGAGCACGATCATCCGCCCAAGGTTGGGCTTCAGTCAGAGGCAGTTCCGCTGGATCTTGGGCCAGGAAACGCGCTCGGTCATCGGGTCGCATTCGGGTATCACACTGGAAAGCGAGTGCTCGGGATCGAGAAGCGGGCGGCAGCTCCGTCGGCAACTCGGCTCGCGCAGTATGCGGGGTTGTTCAGGAACGCAATGGGCATTGTTCCGACTCCAATTGTCAAACCGGATGAATTAGGCAAGCTGAACCATGTGAGGCCTCGTCAATTCAACATACGCATTGCTGAACCCAGGGACCTATCGGTAGCTGATGGGGATCAGCTGTCGTTCAAGCAGAGTCTTGAAGCGATTCAACGCGTTGTGGGAGCGCCCTACATCACACTTCAGGTGGGTATGGGGCGGCGAAAGGGTGAGGTGAGCCGGGATAATCTGACAAGGGTGGCGGATTGGCTCCGCGGTAACTATCTTGAACAGAAGGGGAACATCCAGGACCTCACCATCGAGGGACGGGATGAACACGGCGCTAGTGTCCTCAACCTGCTGGATGCCCATTTGGGGGACTCGACGCAGATGGATCTCCCGGGGGATGATCTGGCAGTGAACTATGAGCGCCGCCGAGCTTACATCGAAACGCTGTTTCAGCGGTTCGATCAGCAATTCTGAGGGAGGTTCCCGTGTTCAACGCGGCCGTATCGGATCGGGCTCAGTATGCGAGGGAACTGGTTGGCCCGTATGTGATCGGCGCGCTCGCCGGAGGCGTTGCCTACAGTTTTGCCCATTTTGGTGCTTCTGCTGACGGAACTGCCGCCCTCATGGATCGTGTCTACAGTGGCGTGTTATCCGTAGCCTCAGTTCTCGTGGGTTTCGCCTTCGGATTTTATACGCTTATCCTAACTAGAGCTACGCCGTTCCTAGATAGAATCTCAAGAAATCGTGCTTACCGGCTGCTTCTTGTCCAATCCAAGGAGGCTGTGTTCTGGTTATTGATGTTAACTATTTTGTCGGCGGCTTATTACGTCTGGCAACTTGTTCCTGTTTCTAGTGATCTTCATGCCCGCGGCTTGTTCGCGCTTTGGGTTGCAATTGCTGTATCTGCCATTTCATGTTGTTGGCGCGTTTCGTTGAATACCCTGAAGGTGCTCAGCCTTGAATAAAGTGGGCGGGCTAAAGCCGTCGCCTCATAGACTCACCAACATTTTCAGCCCTTGCTGAGGGCAGAACTGCAATCTCATCGACGCGCACGCCCTTCCGGTCGACGACGGCCATGCGCACCAGACCGCCCATGCACCGCCGAAGGGACGTGCCGTCCGCCAGCCGGCATAGGCCGGCCCGCATCCCCGCGACCTGCTCGCGCACGAGCGCCTGATGAAACTCTATTAGCCGGTGTCCCGTGGCCGCGCCCTCCCATAGGTCGCGCATGGCGGCGTGCGCGGCGGTGCCCTCGACGAATGAGCCGGGGGAAACGACGTGCCCGGCACCGGGCGCGAGCCGCACCGGCTCGAAGTTCTCGGCCGCGCGCTCGCCATTGGGCCGAGCTAGGTCAACCGCATAGACGTAGCCGGCAGGGGTGCCGTCTCGGTCAATGCCTACATGAACGGCCATGAAGCCAGCGAACAGGTCCGGGTGCGCATGGGTGAGCCTGTGAAGGACTTCGGGCGCCCTGTCGTTGACGTCATCGAGGCCAGCATCGCCCATGGCCTCGATCTTCTCGAACCACATCACCGACGCCCGCCAGAGGCCAGCGGACCCGAGCGCCATCCGCCGGCCCGGGAAGATGCGGATCTTCTCGGCGGTGCCGAGCGGCCGGTTGGATGCCGAGCGCTCGCTCAACAGAGAGTCCATCACGAGCACCGCGGCGGTGCCGGTGACGGTCGCGTTTAAGATCGTCATGCCGGCAGCTCCGCGTTGATGAGGTTCCCCCCGACCATGGTTACGCCAGTTGTGACGGTTGCCGAGATGAGCATCCCGCTGGTCGTCGCCAGCGCGGCCCCGATGGTCTCCTTTCCCATGAGGGCCGCCGCCGCCGCGCCACCGGTGTAGGCGGCCACCACCGCGATCGCGAGCATGGCGACGATGCGCAGGACGCCCTTGCCGCCGCCCTCGCCGCCCTCGGGCACCGGGATCAGGGAAATCCAGTCGCCCGGGGCCGGGATCCGGAGCAGCCAAGTCCCGCGCTCGCACGGCTCGCCGTTGACCGTGACGTGCCACTCGACGTCCTCGGGCAGGCCTTCGAGGTAGGCTTCGAGGGAGCGATCCGCCTCATAGTCGAGGCGATGCGTCTCGCGGTTGGAGAGGTCGAGCGGATTGTAAACGATGACGACGTTCACGCCGGGGTGGGGCGTCTCGGCGAGGCCATCGTCTTCCAGCAGGGCAGGGAGGGGCGACACGGTGCGGCGTTCTCCATAGAGGAGCGGCCGCGATTTTCGGAGGGGATCTTCCCGGGCGCAGCGCGAGGGCGCCCACGAGGGGGTGGGGTCGACCGCGGGCAGGCGGGTCGACCGTCACCGGCGTCGACCGCTACTTCGACGTCAACAATCTAGCAGCTAGAATATCGCGCGGCAAGGCGTTTCGTCGTCAGCCCGCCGCGACGACACGCTGCACAACGCTCGTGCCCACGCCCAACGTCTTGGCGATCTTCAAGATACCCATGCCGGCCGTGCGAAGCTCGCGGATGCGGTCTTCGACCACACCCTCTGTCTTCGGGCGTCCGAGCCGCTTGCCTTCCGCACGGGCGCGGGAGAGGCCAGCGTTCACGCGCTCGCGGATCATGCCGCGCTCGAACTCAGCGAAGACGCCCATCATCTGGAACATCGCGCGGCCGGCCGGGGTAGAGGTGTCGAGCGCCTGTTGGTGAAGGTAGAGGTCGATCCCGACTGCATGCAGCTCGGAGAGGAAGGCAACGAGATCCTGAAGGGAACGCCCGAGCCGGTCGACCGCCCACGCCGCCACCATGTCGAACTTTCTGCGCGTGGCATCTTTCGCAAGCCGGTCGAAACCGGGTCGCTGGTCGCGGCCCTTGGCGCCCGACACGCCGGCATCCTCATAGACGCCAACGATCTCCCATCCCGATCGAGCGGCAACCGCTTCAAGCTCCCGGCGTTGGTTCTCCGTCGTTTGCTCGCCGGTGGAAACGCGCAGATAGACAGCGACGCGCTTGGGCATGATCGTCCTCGTGCTGATACTAGAAAACTAGCAGCTAGCTTCTCTCGCGTCTATACGGAAAATGAGTGATTGCCGTATGGAAGTGGGGGCGTGCTGCGCACCGCGGATTCGCTGGTGCAATCACGCTCGGACGGGCCGAGGTTTTCCGTATGGGACAGTGCAGATTAGACCCGCCCCCGTGGTGGACTCGAACCACCTACCTCTCGACTAGCAATCGAGCGCTCTATCCAGATGAGCTAACGGGCCATAGATGCCCCAAGGGGGCGGGTTCGGGATGTATGGGCCATGCCGAGGGGGAGGGCCAGTGACATAATTAGGCGTCGAGGATCGCGGCGGCATGCGTATCGAAGGCCTTGGCGCTCGCCTTGGTCACATCCCGGGACTTCAGCGCGAGGCCGAGCTTGACGAGCACGGCGCCGAGAGTCGTGGTGTTCCGGCGGAAGCCCTCTTCGTCGAAGTCCCGTCCATCGATCAGCTTGGCGGCGTCGCGCTCGCACAGCATCGCGAGCGCGGCGGCGTTGGTGACGAGGATGCGCTCGGCCGGGGTGAGGGTTCCGCCGAGCTGCGCGGCAAGGTCGTTTCCTAGGCGCTTGAAGTGGCGCGCCACCGCGGTGCGCCCATCTAGGCGCTCGCCCGCGAGCACGAGTTCGGCACCCTCGGGATAGAGATCCCCGATGAAGTTGCGTCGATTGTCGGTGGAGGGCAGCATAAATAACATCCTTTGTTGGTGAAAAGTGGCCGGGGTCGCGGACGTCGGCGGGGTTTGTATCGGTCGCCCTTAGGAGCGCCCGCGACCCCGGCGCTTGGTCAATTTCCGGTCGATGAATTTCATTATAAATGACCCGGCGCTCGGCTCGCATACGACCCGCACCGGCCAGAATCAAGGTTTTCAGGGAATTGCGCATTTAGTTTAGCCGGCATCCTGACCAACTGGGGATGCCCCGATGCGGTTCCGTCAGTCTGCCCGTCTCCTGCTGCTCCTTTTTCCCTTGCTCCTCACCGGCGACTCTCCCGACGTTGGCGAGGGTGCCCCGCCCGCTGCTGGTCAGGCCCATCGCCACAGCGGTGGCGATGGGCCTGATGCTCGCCCCGTGTCCATTGCGTCAGGCCTTCTCCGCCGGAGAAACGACACCGAAGCCGGTGAGGCGCTTGCCGTCGTCGAGGAAGTCGAGCACTGCGTCGCGGATCACGAGGGGGTCAAATCCAGCGAGGTTGCAGACGGTGTCGAAGTCGGCCGAGGGCCGCAGTAGCCATTCGCGGGCTTCGGCGATGTCGCGGCGGCGATACTTGTTCGCGGTGCCCGGATTGGCCGTGGCGTCGATAAGCGCCTGAACGATCACCATGCGCCATAGGTTCTGGTCGGGCGAAGTAACGGGTTCATGCTCCGTGATCATGGATGGCCCGGCACCCTTGCCCCGGCTCGTCGGCGCTATGCCTTGGTGCGTCTTCCGGTCGCTCGGCACGAGCGGGCGCACGGCTGGCGGGATCAGCGACTTCCGGCGAGGCTTCTTCGGCGTCATGGGCGCACCTGTGCGAGGGTGACGCGGCACCGGCAGTTCATTTCGAGGGGCGGGAACATGGCCGGGCCGAGAGGCGTGGCGAAGGGCTCGTCGAGGGCGACGCCGTTCGGGTTCATGCCGGCGATGGCCCGGTGCGAGGCGCGCACCTTCTCGTCGCCGACGTCGCGCCAGAAGCGGCGCACAGCCGTCCGGTCGAGGGCGCCCTCGTCCGCGGCTTGGGTCCATGCCGCGTGCTCGGCCGCGTTGGTCACTCGCGTCGCCTCCGTCGTGGCGATGGCGTGCGCGCGGGCGGCGACGAGCGCGGCCCGATGCCGGTCGACCATATGATCTATCGCCGGGCCGTCGAGGTCGCCGCGCTTCAGGGCCGCGTTGACGGCGTTGCGCTGTGCCGCCGTGAGGGACCGAAGCAGGGCAGGGGGAAGGGCGAGGGCCGGCGGCGAGCTGCGGCCGGTGAAGCCGGCTCGGGCGCGCGAGCGGTCCTGTAGGGCGAGCACAGCTTCGAGCGCACGTCTGTAGCTGTCGAGGGATCGCGCCTGCGCCTCAGTGAGCCCCAAGGCTTCGAGGATCGTCTCGGACGTGGCGCCCGCGGGCGCGTGTGAGATCCGGGATCGGATGGCGCGGACGCTGTCCGAGACGATGCGATTGATGATCTCGGACACGAGCGAGGTCCGTGCTGCGTCTGCCGCCGGTGCTGCCGGGTCGAAGCGGAAGCGGAGGGAGAGGCCGGCGAGCGCGGCGGCTCCCATGAAGCCGAAGCTCAGCTCGAAGCCGAAGGCGTCGAGGGCTCGCTCGAGATCGCGTTCGAGGGTTCCGATGATGGCGAGAGCGTCGGCGAGGTCGTCGCGGTCAAGGGCGGCTTGGAGGCCGGCGAGGTCCAGCCGGTCGCGAACCTTGTTCACGGCTTCGACGAACGCTGCGCGCAGCCGCGGGGCGAGCTGATCCGCGGCGCGTTCAATGATCTCCGTCGTCATGGGACAAGCTCGGCCGCAGACGTGCTGGCGACGCGCAGGAAGGGTGAGATCAGCTCGCGCACGACGGAGGGTAGGGCGCTCGGGACACGGGCCGTATACGTCGCCTGCGAGGCGCCGATGCCTTCGGAGCGAAGGTGCTCGCGGTGCAGGCGAACGCGGTCGTCGGTGAGGTCCGTCGCGATCAGCACGAGGGCAAGTTCGGCTGTCGCCTGCGCGATCTCGGCTGGGACGGCATCGGCGGCGATGGGGCGCCCTTCCCGGTCCGACAGGCCCGTGCGGGGCCACGCCAAGCGCTGCGCCGCGTCCGTGATCCTGCCCCGGTAGCGCTCGCGGTTGAGCATGGCCGTCGCCATCACGAGGGCGCCTTCGCGCGCCGCCTCGTCCGCCGTGGCCCAAGCGACTGCATGGAGCCGGCGGGAGAGATAGGCGCTTGCCTGCGCGAGCGTGGTGAACGTGTCGGTGCCGAGGGTGAGCGGCATGAATGTCCTCGTGCGGAAGGTGCCCGCCGCGCGCCGAGAGGTGAGCGCCGCGGGCTGTCGGGGTTGCTTCCATGGGTCGGCGACTGTCCGACTGAGGCCGGTTCGGTGCCTCGCCCGCTCGTCGTCGCCCGCGGCGCGCGTGGGCTCGAAGCGGGGTCGCGGGCTCCGGGCGCGCCGCGGGTTCGATCAGACGACGACGCCCTTCAAGCGCGCGGCGCAGCGCGGGTGCTTCGCGACGATGCCCGAATACCACTCGATGCGGGTCCGGACGGCCGGCTTGCTGTCCAGCTCGCCGAGGTCGCGGACTTCCATGGGCTGCGTCTGGATCCCGTGCAGGGCGTCGGGGCCGAACTTCACCGCGTAGAGGCTCGCGGTGTTGTTGCTGGTCCCCTGCGTCTCGTCGGCCTTCAGGATCTCGTTGCCGAGGGTGTCTTCCTCGATCGGCATCAGCGGCACGCCGTTGTGCGAAATCACGGAGCGCCCGAAGTTCGGGACCATGACGTGCTCGGGCGTGGTGCCGCCCGAGGCGCGCAGGAGCGCGCGATACTGACGGATCACGGCCTTCGGAGCGAAGATCGCGGAGGGCGTGCCGGTCACGGCGTCGCACAGCTCGTCGAGCATGGCGAGGGTGATTGCGTTGCCGTTGGCACCGGCGACGAGCACCTGATCGCCGGTGAGGCGCTTGCGCAGGCCGTCGAAGGCCTTGGCGTTGTCGGCCGTGTCGCCGTGGAAGAACGTGCGCAGCCATTCCAGGGTGAGCGACTTGGCCTTCATGGCGTCATGCACGGCCCGGGTGTTGTTGTCGCCCGTCCCCATGGCGATCTGCGCGACGTCGAAGTCGCTGTCGCCGCCGACGATGGTCAGCTTCTCCGTCAGCGGGTTCACGACGCCGGTGCTCTCGACATAGCCTTCGTTGAAGTCACGGAAGGCGATGCCGGGGAGTGCCGTCTCGACGTTGTAGCGGTAGGCGTTGCCCGCGATGTTGATGAAGGGCAGCATCGCGAGAACAGGGTTCTCGGCCGCGAAGATCTCGACGACGCCCGAGGCGAGGGGCGTGGGGTTGAGCTTCGCCCACTCGACGATGGTCAGCATGTTTGGTTCTCCTTACTTGCGATAGCCCGCGGCCATCCGGGCCACCGGCGGGAGGGTCGTGAAATCGGGCGTGGTGGGGGTGACGGTGGGCTTGGCCGTGTCCGTCGTCGGGACTGCGGTCGAAGCCGGCTTCGCGCCCTTCAGGGCGGCAAGCTCGGCCGTGATCGCGGCGAGCTGCGCCGAGATGGCGGCGAGGGGATCGGTGGCAGAGACGGCCGGCGGCGTTCCGGTGCCGTCGACTGGAACCGGCGTGGCATCAGCTTGCGTCGTCATGGATGGTTCCTCAGAGGGTGAGCGCGAGCGCGGCGGCTTCGTCCTTGCGGCGAAGCAGCTCGGCCATCGCGTCTTCGCGGGTGGGGTAGCCGTCGGGGTTCTCGGCGCGCAGCACGTCAACCGGGGACCACACGCCCATATCCAGGCGCGAGCGGGCGGCTTCGAGGCGTTCGCGCTCGCTGACGTTCTCCTGAAGCTCGGCGAAGTCGACGCTCATGGTCGCGGCGGTCGGGATGGTGCCCGGGGCGTGGACGTTGACGACGAGCTTGATCAGTTCCCACAGGCGCGCCTCATAGGTGCGCCACAGGGCGATGTCGTCGAGGCGGGCTTCCTTGAGGTCGATCTGTTCGACGTGCTTCGCAGCGCCGCTTTCCGACGAGCGGTCGAGGTCGAAGACGTCGGCCGATAGGTCATTCGTCGCCGCGACCTGGCGCATGACGAACTCGATCGCAGCGAGGATTTCGGCGATCGGCGCGTTCGGGGCGGCGAAGCCGAACTTCCCGTCGACCGGGAGCGTGACGGCCGTCTCGGGGCCGACGCGCACGGCCTCGCCGGCGGGGATGCCCGTCGCCCAAGCCTGCCCGTGCGCCTGGAGTTCCACGGCACGCCACAGGTTCGAGAGGGCGACGTTCACGGCCTCTTGGGCTTCGATCAAGTCTTCGCCGCCCGGGAGGAAGAAGGCGTCGTCGGGGTGCCGGTCGAAGAGGGGCACGAAGGGCAGGGCGCCGTAGGGATTCACGCGCCCGGGGTTGCCCGGCACGGCAATGGCCGCGCCGCGGTAGTCGCGCCGCACGTAGTTCGCGGCGGTCCAGTCGGAATAGGTGACGTCCTGTTCCCGGGCCGCGCGGTGCGTGACGAGGATGCGCTCAGGGCGCTCCGGGTCCGCGGCGACGGCGTCGAGGATGTTCGGGGTCACGATGCGCAGGGCCGGTCCGGTGCCGTCCCATGCGACCTGAAGGGCGCACGTCTTCAGGAGTTTCGTGAGGCGCGACGCGCGCTTCAGGATCACGTCGGCGTTCAATGCCTTGTAGATCCGATCGCCGGCTTCCTGATCGATGCCAGAGAACACCCGGCGGGGCGCGAGCCGGTAGAGGTTCGCGCGCTTGTTGATGACCTTCTTGACGACGTTGACCTGAAAGACGCGGAAGCTCTCGGGCTTCGCGAACTTCTGCCCGATCAGCCTCAGCGTCTCGTCGGACTGCTGGTCGGCGTAGAAGCGGAGCCACTTGTCGGCCCGTTGCTTGCGAGCCGTCGAGGCGTGGATCACGCTGAGGATGGGGTCGACCGAAGCGAGGGCGCGGAACATCGGACCGGAATCTAGCTGCTAGATGGCATCATGCTAGCAGCTAATTTTATTGCTCGTCAACGCGGAACTGTGTGCGCCCCAATGTTCCTCACCTTGGCCTTCACGAACTCGTCGAAGGCTAGGGGAGCGAGGTGCCCGCGGCCGACATAGCCGCGATACAGGCCGCGGACCTTCAGCATGGAGCGGCACGAGTTCGCGCAGGGCGGCACGAGGTCGCCGCCGTTCAGGATGCACAGAGGCACGGCCGGCGCGGGGCCGTGGCAGTAGATGCCCTCGATTTCGTAGGGGTTCAGCTCCACGTCGCGCAGGCTGTAGACCGCCCACGCGAGGGAATAGACGTGGTCGTCGTGGCAGCCCTTCGCGGCCTCGAAGCGCGGCGCACCGCCGGGGCCAGTGCTGCCCGGCACGAGCCGATACTCGAACGTGCCCATCTCCGAGAACAGGGCCTCGAACGACGGGTGGATATGAAGCCTGCCCTCTGCGGCGGCGTTGTAGAGCGCCGTAAAGGCGTTCGCCTGCCGCTCGGCCGTGGGGTGGATAACCTCGTGCTCGAAGGGTTGGTCCCCGCACCACGCGGCGATGTCCTGGGAGTTGTAGGATTCGATAGCCGCCCGCTTCATGCCGAACTCGGTGCGGTAGCGGGTGAGGGCGCGACGGATTCCTCCGGCCGAGCTGAACGCGATCTTGTCGGACGCCATGACGAAGAAGTGGTCGTCCTCGCCGACGAGCACCTTCAGGACGCATGTCGTCACCGTCGCATCGCCATGCAGGCTGAAGCCGTAGGCGCGATCGAGGCCGGCGCCGACGACGTGCGCAGCGCCGCCGGTGACGCTCCCCACGTCCAAGCGGTAGACGTCGCGGCACCGAGCGATGATCTCGGGCGGGAACAGCGCCGACGTGCCGGCGGTCCACTGGTTGAGGTGCTGCTGCGCGAACTCGGCCGGGAGCATCTGCGCCGCGCGCGAGCGCAGCTTCGCCGGGCTGATCCATCGCGGCGCGTTGGTGCAGGCGTCTTCGAGGTCGCGATAGCCGATGTGCGAGAAGAAAAGCGACGGGTCGGTGCCTTGCTGCGCGATGCTGTAGAGCGCGAAGAGGGGCGAGCTGCGCGGGCCGGTCGTGCTGTCGACGAGAACGAGGCCGTCGTCGGTGTCGATGGTAGAAGAGGCGAGCACCTGATAGGCGGCGTCGCTCGTCGCGGCGTGAAGCTCGCTGATTTGGGCAACGCTGAGCTTCTTGCCGTAGAGGGCGGCCGGGTTCGCGCTGAAGCCTTGTATCACGTTGCCCACGGCCTCATAGGCGATCTTGTCGGCCGTGACGACGACCGCGCCCGAGGCGATCAGCGCCTTCGTGTAGGGCGTCTGTTCGAGGATCGTCCGCACCGTCTTGAAGGCCGTGTCGACCGTCTGCTTCTCGCTGTTGGCGATGATCGCGATGTTCTGCGTCTGACGGGTGAGGAAGCGCCAAACGATGATGAGCGCTGACACGAGCGTCTTGCCGTGCCGGCGTGGCCAGCACAGGACGATGGTCGAGAAGCCGCCGTCGAGTGCCCTTGCGATCTCGGCGCGCTCGCGCGGCCCGGGGACGAAGGCCTCATAGCCGCCCTTCGAGGCCGGCACCATGGGGCGCGTGTCTTCGAGCCAACGGAAGAAGCCCTTAGAGCCTTCGCGCCACTCGGCGACCTTGGCGCGGGCAGACGCGGCGCTCATGCCAGAGCCTTGCGGACCGCCTCGGCGACGCTGTCGGCGATCATGTCCTTCCGCTCGTCGAGGGCGCGTTCGAGATACTTGGGTCCGACTGGCTGCCCGCTCGCCTGCGCCTTCGCCCGGGAGAGGGGGCCAAGGTTGTAGTCGCCCTCGTGCGTGAAGCCGACATAGTCGCCCACGTCAACGCCATCGACGATGCCGCCGACGCTGATCGTTGTCGTCACGCGGCTTGGCTTGGTCACTGTGTCGACCGCGTGCGCCTCTTCGAGGTTGCCCTCGTCGACCGGGGCGAGCGCCTGCGAGCGGGTCTTGATCGCGTCGCCCTCAGCATGAAGCGCCTTGGCGGCCTCGCGGCGAACGTGGGCGCTGAGCCGATTCAGCCGCGCGAGGGCGTCCGGGACACCAGAGATCTTCATACCCATCGCGCGCCCTCGGCCGGGACGGTAAGGATCCGTTCCAACTCGCGCCAGTGGTTGCGCTCGGCCTCGGCGTCCCCTCGGGCGCGGGCCGCCATGGCGAGGCAATAGGGGGCATCGAGTGGATGGCCGTCGTCCGGCCGGCAAGGGGCAGGGGCGTGCATCGAGGGTGGATCCTGGCGAAAGAAAACTAGCTGCTAGAATAGCAACTTTGTTTCGCTGCCGTCCACACGATTGACGTCAGAAAGATAGCTGCTAGCTTGACGCGGCACGCACGAGAGGGAACGCACCATGTCGGAGACGGCGAAGGTCGACGGCCGGTCGCTACGCGCGACGGGCCGAACGCATCAGTTCGCAACCCGGATCAAGGAAGAGACGCACCGGCGCATGAGGATCCTAGCTGCCGAGGATGGAATTACACTCGGCGAGCTGATCGAGCGTGCGGTCGCCGCCTATGAGCGTGACCGCAAGGCCCAATAGTCCGCTGCCGGTCAGCGGGCTTTCAAGCGTTCCACTTCGAGGCCGGGATAGCTGATCTTCGAGATCGCCTCGAACAACCTTCGAGCGCTGTGCCCCTTGCCGTATATGGCGCTCGAATGTCCGTGTTCGCGGCCGGTGATCCGGCATCGGGCGTCGAAATCGTCGATCGCCTCGCGCATGGCCGTCTCGAACGAGTGGCGGAAGCTGTGAAACACCTTCCGCTTGGACGTCAGCTTCAGCTTATCGAGGAAGCGCGCGAACCACTTCCCGAACTCGTCGCCGCTGCGCACCTCGAACAGCGTCTCCTTGCCAGCCGCGCGGCGCGCCTCGACGTAGTCGAGGAAGCCGGCGTCGATGATGACGGGGTGCAGGGGGACGAGCCGCCAAGAGTCCTCCGTCTTCACGGTGCTCGTGGCCTCTCCGTCCTCGTCATGGTGCTCACGGATGTAGAGGCAGGCAATGCCGTCGCGCTCGACGACGTCGACCGTGCGGAGGGGCACAAGCTCGCCGCGCCTCGCTCCGCTGAACGCCGCCAGCAAGGGCAGCCAGCGCCGATGGTCGCTGATCCGGTGTTCTCCCGGCTTCCACCACTCCGCGTCGGATGCCGCCCCGGTGTAGATCGGGCTCGCGAAGATTGCCTGAAGGTCTTCCGGCTCGAATGCGTCGCGCTTCCTCTTCGTCTTGGCTGCGACCCTGATGGTGATGCCGGCGGCAGGGTCGGTGTCGGTGTAGCCGTTGGAAGCGCACCACGCGAAGAAGTCGGCGACGGGCTTGAAGCGCTTGAGCTTCAGTGCCTCGACTTCGAGCAACGGCAGGCCGGCCGTTCGGTTGAACTTCGCCGCGTCCCGGATCGATAACCCCTTCGTCTCCTTGCGCTTGGCCCAATTCGAGGGCAGTTGTAACAGCGTGTCCTTGAAGTCGACGAAATCCGTCTTCGTCACGTCTTCGACTGCGGTTCCCGCGCCGAAGAAGTCGATCATCCAGGCCAGGGCCGTCCTGATCTCGGTTTCCCAAGAGGCTCCGATCCCGGATCGCCGACGCTCCGTGATGTAGGGTTCGACGAGCTCGCCTAACGGCCTAACGCGGCGCTCTCTGGGAGCCGTGACAACGGGCGCGGGGAGTGAGGGGAGGGTGGGCTTAGGCTCCGTCGCGGGTGCAATTACCTCCGCCTCGCCGTCGCCGGCTGCCATGAGGTTCAGCGCGTCGAGCCATCCATGGGTGAGGGCGCGCATCAGCTCGCCGTGCAACGGGCTTTCGCGGTCGACGGCAATGCCTCGCCGCTCCAAGAACTCTTCGAGGTGCGCTTGGGTCCAGAAGGCGCGGTTCTTCGCGACGTCGGCGCCGACGAGCGCTCGCAGGCGCTCCCGCTCCCCTTCCTCGTGCGCAACCCGCGCTTCCAAGCCGGGGATAGACCTAGACGCGCGCAGCAATGCCCGATGCTCGTCGAGTTCGGTTACGACGAAGTCGCGCACGAGGGCGTCGATCTCGTCCTTCCTCAT